ATGCGATTATGTTTTTATTGTTTGAATATGACTCAAATAACTTTTGCTGATTTTCTGTAAGAGGTTCTATGTCTCTCAACATATCACCATTGATTGGTTTCTTCCTCTTCATTTGTTTTGCCGTTAAACCGACACCTATGGGCTGTTGTTCTGCTTTTCTTTTTCTTGGCATACTATTCAGTCATCCCCCTGTGTTGTACCAATTCCTTTCTTAGCCAGTCGTCCAGAGATGCCTCCAGATTTTTCAGCCTTCTTAAGGACTTCACCCCATCCGGGATTTTTATTAACGAGTTTATCTCTCCATTCACCAACCTCAACTCCAAGAGCAGGTGCGGTAGATGGATCAGAATAATCTCTACCCCAATCAGGATTATCAGCACACCACTGATCCCAATCATGGATACTCATTGATACTTCTTTTTGTTCACCAGTTTTCTGATTAATAATAGGGTATGTTGCCATATGAATACAATAAAGTTTACGATTATTTAGACCCACTCAAGGGCTTCTGAGACAGCAGGAAACTGTTCAGTAAATACCTTTCGGCATGCTTCCGCAATCTCCATATGTTCCTTCTGTGTTCCGTGTGCAGATCTTAGATTAATATAATGAATCCATGATCGACAAGAACCAGTCATATAGATCTTTGTAGGTGTGCACAATGGTAATACCATTCTAGCACACTCTTTCGCAACTCCTTCTTGAATCATTTGATTGTATAATGATTGGCAGGAACTGAAAAGAGTTATCATCTGTGCTTCTAACTTCTGTCTTACAAAAGGATCAAGATCGTCTGTTGAGTTCTGACGATTCTTTTTGTCCTGTCTTCTTAAATCTGGTAGTTCTATATTGCCAAGCTCATGACTCTCTGCATATCTTTGAGAGAACTCTTGAAATGTAAAAGATCTATGTCTTAATATCTGAGCTGCAATCGCACGAGTGGTTTCTATTTGAAGAGTCATTGTTGACTGCTCAAATACAGACCAGTGATTATGTTTGATACAATATTTCAACAACCCCGAATATTTCTCATTCTCTTGATTCGATGGATTAGATACTCTGGCAATAAATGCCATTGTTTTTTCAGCATCAGGTGTGATACTTATGAGAGATACACTCATCAATCTGAACCATCATCAAACTGCTCATCATAGTCAAATGACGCTGATGAAAATGCAGCAGGAGGTTTATAAGCCTCAACGTCTGAATAGACTTCACTTTCTAGTTCTTCAACGATCTCCTTAAGAGCCATTACTAAGACTTTTAATTTTCCTTTGTCCATGGAAACTTTTCATTTTATTTATTATATACAAAAAAAGAGAAAAGGTCAACCCTTTTCTCTTGGATTAAACAATTTCCATTGTTTATTGAAAACGACATCAACGTAAACCCACTTCGCATAATGAATCCCACGATAACATAAGAAAGCAAATACTTTCTCTGGGTTATGAATTTCTGGATCGAAATCTGGGATTTCGGGTGGCTCCCACCCTATACGAAACATAGTTTTTACCTTGAATAAAGTAGTTTAGCTTCAGCGTAGATGATAGTCAGAAATACTACGCTTGCTACGAGAATCTCTGTTGTAACTAACATTACTTGCCTCCTGCAACTTCTTCGTTAACTTTAACACCACGATAAACTTTTTGAGCTTGCTGTGGTTGTTGTAGTTGTTGTTGCTGAATGCGAGTTTCGGTGTCGTACTGAACACCTCTGTAAGTGACTTTTGCCATTTGGTTTCTCCTAAAGTAATTGGACTTTGCACCTTTACCTCTTGCGAGGGATCCGTGTTCCCGTTCCTTCAGTCGTCTTTTGCGTCCCTACAATTTAAATCAAATTTCTCACCAAAATCATAATACAAATCAATAATTTCCCGTCTTTCTTCTGCACTAAGGTCAGGGTAGACTTTAGCACGATCAACAAGAGTATTAATATCTACACATGATACTGTGACTATAGTGGTAACAGCAGTTGATGCAGCAATTAAAGTTTCAATCATAAGGGATGAACGATCCGTTCCGAGTCGGCTTACTTGCGTCCAATGATATAAGCTTCGCAATATTGATCTGACACTTTGCTTCGGAAATAATCTATAAGATATTCGTGTGCATCAGAGTTAAGATTCCCATCGCTGAGTATCTCTATTCTGTTTTGATTCCATTCTGCACATGTCATTGTCCAGTGGGCAGGTACATGTTCAGTAAGGAGTTGTGCCAGTAGTGCTAATTCAATCATCGGATGAACGATGTGTTTATTTTAACACATTCAGCCTATATATGTTAATTTAATTGTTCATTTTGTAACAAATCTTAATTTTTAGAGGGGATTACCGTTCTTATCAACCAAACCAAGATTTTTGATCTTACTTAGATTACTTCTTTCTTTTTTCTTAATTTTTTTATATTCTTTTATTAACTTATCAACCTCACTCTGGCGAATATTAACCTTTAATTCCTTCTCATCTTCCTTTCCAACAAACCCAAGACCAGCCTTTTGAGTTTCGTCTTGTGCATCAACATAATCATTGATAACATCTTGAATCTCATCTCGAATGAGTTCATTTATTTGATCTCTTAAATTTTCACTCATCTATTTGCCTCGAATCTGTTTACCTTTTTTCTTTGGTGGTGGTTTAAGACCAAAACGATTTGGTGGAATAGTTCCTGATCCATATTGAATACTTTTAACATTCTTATATCTGTCATAGTAAAGATCAAAAATATTAGCTGCCTTTTGAGATCGACAAACATCAAGTCTATCTTCACCATCAACAGTGTAAACAACATTATATGCATCAGTAGGAAAAGATGTATCCCTCGCTTTATCTGGTGTTGTTCTTTCTAATAAAATCTCACAAGAATAATCATCTGGATTCATGTTCCTCTATGTAACCCCCATGCAATATCAGGAAATGCTGCTGCAACAATTTCTTTAGTCAACTTATATTTCTCAGTGAGATTTTTATCTTTCACTAAACAAATAATCTTAGCCTCTTCTGGATGCAATCCTTCAAGCATTTGTATAAACATTGTTTCTCTGCGAAGAGAACTTAACGTATCATTACCACCCTTGATAAAGTGATAAAGATTCTTCCACTCCCTACGAAGAGATGTATGATCTGTTCCAACTGGAACTTCATTTTCTTTGTAAGGAACTTGTCCTTCTGGAACAGAAGAGATAACTCTATCATCAAAGTTCCATATTAAAATGGCAGTCAGTGAATCATCTCGATGTTCCTGTAAGGCCTGAACCTTCTTAGGTTTAGTTTTTTGAGAGTCAACATAATCCAATATCTCATGGATAAAAGGATTAGGTGGTAGTTTTACCACGCTAGTCGTTGTCTTCTTCTTCGGTGTTGTTGTCATGATTTTCAAATCGTACTGCTAAAATTTCATCTGCTGATAAGTTTCCGTTTTCGTCAAACATCTCTGGATGTGCATACACTGTTTCGGGTGTAGTATCATATGAATGTTGCTTTGCTAACCATCCTATCATACCTCCTACTAATAGTGCAAGGAACGTAACTACTGTTGTAAGAGTGAGAGTTACGATTAATGTTTCTGACATGCAGACCTCCAGAGATTATTTTTTTGTTTTGTTTATAGTCAAATTTATTTCTGTTTTAAAAAAATTAAACTTTAACTGAAAAATTGTTTTTGGTTGAACGTTCCTCCTATTACGTAGTAGCAACTCTACACCCCGATTGATTTCGGGTTTGTCTTTATTTAGAACGTTTTTTTCTTCCCCCTCTTCTGTCACGACTGTACCTCCATGCATCTTCTAGTATACCATAAAGATAATCTTTTATCTTTCTTGCCTTTGGTTTTGGTATGTGTCCATAGGCTTCTTTCAGTGTTTTGTCACCTCCCTTAATGTATCCTTCGAGTTCAAGAACAGTTTCACTTAATTCAAGTGCTGTCGAACTCTCAATGAATTCTTCGATTTGTTTTTTCTTTACCCCCTCTCCCTCAAGATAGCGATAAAATTTCAAAACGAAGTCACCCTTAAAAGCAAGTTCAAGTGCTTTATCAACTATGAAATACGCTTCGTCGAAGTTTTTCATAATATTTTTTCTTTTTGTAACCATTGTAAAGTCTCCTTACATCCTCCAATGTAATGATTTTCAATTTGAACTTGAGGAAAAGTGGCATCACTACCAAACTCTTCTTGA